CGATGGGCGATCAATTCATTTTCATGGTTGATGATTGGCTTACCTATGCTGCACATGATACGACTTTTGGTGCCAGAATAAGAAGCAATGTTGACCAAGCAATTGCAGACCTCGGACTAAAGGTTTTGTTTCATGCTGCGGCTCCAACGAACAACAACACAGGATATCTGGACGGATCAGGAGATAAGTTCGGATGGTGGAATGGCTGCGGAATCTTTGTCTTTAGTAAATAAATATACACATTCACTCAGGACGCAGATTCTGTAGTTTTTGAAAAACTATTAAACTTTGTATGTTGTTCGGAGCAACAATATCGATGCAAATACATCAGTAAGCGTTAGATTATTGCCCGTCCAATTTAGTACGATTTTTGCAGATCCTGCGCCCTGATACAGATGGCTTCCTGCCCATCGATAGAGGGGCATATCGGTTCCTGCACCCTTAAAGACGATTCCCTTCTCATAATGAAAGACACAGTTCGATGTTGATGCACCACTGAATGCCTTTGTTCCGACAATTGTCAACAGTGCTTTACTGTTTGATGCACCCGCCCATACCTTCGATCCTTTGACATTACATACAGGGAGTCCCATGCTCGTTTGGTCATAGAATATCGTTCCATACTTTTTGAAGATGGGGGTCGATGTTCCTGCGCCTTTATATAATTGTGTTAGTCCCATTTTAGTCTTTTGGTTGGTGAGTACTACTCGTCACTACCTTTACCCCATCCCGTTCCATGCTTGTATGCATTGATGATATCGTCTGTGTATTTACCTGATGCTTTGAGTACTCGAATTTCTTCGGCAGCATCACGACACATATCGTAAACTTCTTGGTTTACTGTGCGCCACTTGTCAGCCATATTTCGTAATCTTGTTTCTATATCATTCATAGCGTTTTATTTATATCAAAGGCGTACTTTGCTTCATGCTCCGCGTGGGCCACCTGCCGTATGCGTATGCTCGGTGTCCCACGGGGGACACTTGCTCATTCTCTCTGCATCCTTGGCATAAAAAGTCATCTTCAATTCATAGTAGTCTCTCTCCTTAGTAAGAAACTGAATTCGATCCGAAGCCTCCCTCAGGAGATCGCGCACCACCTTGTGTGCAAAATCTGAATGTTCCTCTAGACGAGCCACAAGAGTAGATGCGTCATTGATTGGTGCATTGTCATTTGTCATTGTCATGGCAATCTTTTCTCCAAGTGTGGGTGGTTTAATTCTCATTGGTGTTCTCGTCCTGTGCTAACTTAAAAAAAATATCGTGGTGTTTGTGAAGAATCTTTTCGTAACTCTTTGCTACAGATTCCTCGTGTTTATATAACGCTTTTAATTCGTTAAGTTCATAGGCAAGTTGCACAACATCCTCACGGAGTGTTTTAATCGTTTGCAATAGAACATCAGTAGGCGGAACTGCATCACCATGATCGTTATCTCCGACAAATATATCAGCCATTGATTTACTTTCCTACAGTAATGGTAATCTTCTGACAGAGTTGCAGACTCATGAGAAACAATGTACTAGCGGCAAAGGTGAGCATGGCTATAATAGCCAAGTCAAGCAGTACAGAGAATACACCCGGTGGGGGCATTAGTGAAAGAGTATAACGCTTGTAAGCAGGCTTAGTGATTTTCTTTTTAGTAGTCATGTGTTTTCCTTGTGATGAAGTGCGGCAACGCGGTTTCGTATCTCATCGATACTTATTGGAGTATACCCGATTCTCTCTACACAGCAAGAGAAATATCTGAGATCTGTCACGCCTTCTACAAGCATCACTTCTTCGGCGTGTAGGTGAGCATGTATGTTCAACCAAAATGCATTTCGTTTGGCTCTCCATAGAGACACAGGATGAATAGGAATATGCGACAGAACTTCATTGTCGAGTTTGTGATATGCACGAACATCTCGAAAGTATTTAGCATACTGCGACAAAGGCAGATCATCGTGGTTGCCCTTGATGAGAATCTTTGAGCCATTGAGTGATCCAAGGATTTTTAGATCTTTAGGCTTAAATGCCACATCGCCCATGACATAAACCTTATCGCCCTTGCGAACGGTATTATTCCAGTTTGCCACCATGACTGCATCACCTTCTTCGGCACAAGAATATGGACGAACCTTTTCGCCATTTGCACGAACAAAGCGATACATGGCTTCGTGTCCGAAGTGAGTACAACCTATGAAATATGTACATGCGCTCATGTGTTTCCCCTAAATGCGCGGATGGCAATAGACACCACAACGGCAAAAACAGCAGAAAGTATTGCAAGACCGACTACAAGGACAAACATAGTAGCAATAAAACTTATAAAATTATCCATGATATATTTCCTTTATGCACAAATAATTTTTACTGCCAACCGTCCTTCAGTCTCCGACTTTATAATTTCTATAGATTTGACTATGCCACAATCTTTAGTATCAAGCAAAGGATCTCCAACTTGAATATATGGCCCACCTTCAAAATCGATCATATACAAACCAGAAACATCCTCAGACAATCCGGCGCATCTATAGTATTCCGTTTCTCCTTCAACAATAAAAGAACCATCGGCTTGTTCAGTTATTGTGCGGATTTGACCATACCTAGATTTTATATTTTTAGTATTCATAATGCGGTAGAAGAGAATCGAACTCTTGTGTCAGGTTTGGAAAACCAGCGTAATGGCCATTATACGACAACCGCCAACAAAGTACTCCCACGGGGACTCGAACCCCGACTCTTCGCCTTGAAAGGGCGGTGATTTAGCCGGTTAATCTATGGGAGCAGAAAGCCCCAAACAAACTTCATTATATATCGCCGGGGCCCAGCGGATGTAATTATCAGCATGTCTGCGTTCTATTGCAGACCTTAGAGCAGTAATCGTACATCGCGATACCGCTTGCTGTACCAACATTGAGACTTCTGACAGATCCATATTGCTTAATATACACCATTTCATCACACAAGTCAATCAGATTATGTGGAAGTCCAATTTGTTCTTGACCAAACATCATCAGCACAGGACGAGATTGTGGCCAAACAAATTCATCAATACTTTTGGCTTTACCAATATTGTCCACTCCAACAACATACATTCCACGCATGGCTTCTAACAATTCTTCCTCTTGTTTGAATTGTCTAAAATGCGTATAGTGATGTGTACCTACAGTACCTCTACGATCATATTGTTTGTGACCATAGATCCAAACTTCTTTTGCAAGAAAAGCGTTTGCATTTCTAATGACCGTGGCAATATTAAAATCATTGCCAAGATTGCTGCATAGTACAGTAAAATTATTTCTCTTAGAATCAAGATTGGCAACAATGTCATCGTGATTCCAATAATGATAATGATCTATGATATTGCGAGTTTCCATAATACGCGATCCAGGAATCGAACCTGATTGAACCCGTTATAAGCGGGTCTGCGAAAACCGTCCGCCCATCGCGCTTGTTACTACTACTGTATTATACTGATTATTCTGTTTCTGTCAACGATGGAATCAGTACAATTTTTGATTTTTTGTTGTTTGCATGGCCAGAAGAATTCTTAATAAAGTAATTACTCTTCTGGCGATCATCATCGTGGCCCAATCTATAATTGATAGATTCTACGCCAAGATCTTTGATGTGCTTTTCTGCAATCGCATTGTTAAAACCAAATCGAATAATTTCTTCGGCAATTCTTAGTGCATCTGCTTCATTGCCATTAATCGGAATATCAATATGAAGTCTGTATGTCATTCTTTGTATTCTTTCTTATCGTGCCAATATTCGTAATCGTTTTCTACGCCATGTCGAGTCTTCAAATCAATGTATTGAAAAACTGCCAATTCTTCTATGAAGCGATCTATCATACCAATAGATGTTTCATTGATAGGCCACTCATGTGGACCTGTTTCATTTCTATCACACGATTTGCATTTATCCGGATTCCGTTTGCAAATTTCCATTTCAGCAACTATGAGATCGCCCATCTTGACCATATTCAAAAGAATCTCAAGTGCTTTTGCGCTTTGGTAATATAGATCTTTTTTAGGAAGTTCTTGCTCTTGGCGTGCGAGATTGCGAAGTTCGTAACACATTTCTTGAATACGCATATGATACTCCTTAATATAGATGTCTGATATTATTTAGCATCAACAACAATCAAAACACAAGCGTTCCCGGCTGGATTCGAACCAGCGACCATCAGATTAGAAATCTGATGCTCTATCCAACTGAGCTACGGGAACAAAAAACAATACGGCTGCTTTCGCACCCGTATTGTATCACAAATTTAATTAAGCGTCAACTAACTTCAATTCAGGAACCGAAAGTTCTTGCGGGGTCGGAACAATGAGGCCATTACCAAATGCGCCATTGTAATGATTTGCAAGATCAGTCTTTGCTTCCACACTCCACACAATGGTATTGGTATTAATGAAAATACCATTTTCAGTGTTGCCATATGGAATCCAAGGTGCCATTCCCAATTCTCCCTTACCGGCTGGAATCAGAATCGCTGCTCCCTTTAGGAGAAGACCTCCGTCCTGTTCTTCCACCTTTGCGATTATCTGCTCCCCCGTCATCAGTCCCACAATCTGGATCTCGTTCTTCATGATGTATTCCTTTCTTATTGAATATCATGTCGTAGTTTTTTGAGTACTTTTCCCAATCAACTTTTCTGTATGAGTCGCCTTTGCCAGCGCCATTTTTGCCTGCCATAAAAGACCTCCTGAAAGCTACTTACTGGACTCGAACCAGCAACCTGTGCTTTACAAAAGCACTGCTCTACCATTGAGCTAAAGTAGCGAATTGCCCTGCCTGGATTCGAACCAAGACAAAAACCTTCAAAGGGTTCGGTGCTACCGTTACACCACAAGGCAATAGAAAAGACGGAGTTATTTATGCTCCGTCCTTTCGTTCACACAACTAGGTATTAGCGAGTATCGCCAATACGGTAGTTCGAAGGACCAACGAGTCGAACACGCTTCATGCTGTAGCGAGTAGTACCTTCTCGCGTAGTGTGCGATACGATACGCCAGTTACCATAACGCTCAACAGTTTCCTTGATAGAACTAATCGTTGCGCGAAAGTTCTTAACATCAAACAGTTGACGAGCCTGTGCAGAGGTGAGTCCGCGGCCGCTGTGCAGGTAATTCAAAACACGATCCTTCTTACTAGTAATGGTGGTTGTCATAAACCAATCCTTTCGTTACGGCATCAATAAATGGTAATACAAATTTGCCGAAAATCTGTATACACTGGAAGTGCCTCCAGTAGGGATTGAACCTACGACCTATCGGTTAAAAGCCGACTGCTCTACCGCTGAGCTATAGAGGCATAAAACGGTTTTAAAGATCCGTAAACTTTAGACGGTTAAGTTCGTTGTGAAAGTTGCCCGTAAACTTTCTCACACCGCCGAGAAACAAGTCTTCTCAGAAACTTTTTGCAACCATTTCATTCTTGGCTTAGTTGCTAGGTAGATGAGAGTTATCTCACCTAATGTTGCCCTGATCGTGTTCGCTAAAACACGCAATGTATGGCTAATATATATCATCTTGGCTTAGGGCATTGCCCGTTTTAAGAAACTATTAAAAGATACATTGCATTCTCCTGTAAGTGGTGAATCATCTATATGTCATCATTGTAACACAATTTGAAAAAGTGTCAAGTGTTTTTATTGGGTAAAATGCTTTTGGCTTGGCCAATAACAAGTTTGCCAAATTCCTTGAAACAATCGGAATTCTTA